ACCATAGTCAACTTGATCTCTGATTTGATCAACAGTAATACTTAACTTAGGAGCATTATTAATGTCAAATCTCTGAGCAGTATCTATAGCTTGTGCAAAAGTTTGATTAGCTTGTAATGCACTCTTTATTGTACGATACATACTTAATGATTTTTTATCACCATCAAACATAGAAGACACACCGTCTGATCCTAGATACTGTTCAACTTTTTCTAGTTGGTTGTAAGCTTTCTCAGCCATAAGAAGATTAGGACGTATAGTCTCATCACCTATTTTCTCAGTCAGGTTCATATCACCTGTCCAATAAGCTTTAGCATCTCTTAAGGCTGCTGTAACTTCGGGAGGTTTACCACCTAACGCTGCATATCCAGCATAATGTCTACGCTGTGCCTCAGCTATAGTATTAGCTTTTATTCTTTTCTCTAGGTCAGTAGTATCAGGCATCTTGCTTAGTTGTTCAAGCTCTGCTGCAACCTTAGTTTCTAGTTGACCTATAAAGTCAGCCTTAGAAAACTTCTTTGTAAAAGTTACTGGTGTACCATCAACATTAACTGTAGCTTTTGTTTCTGTAGCTGTATTTACATTTTGAAAATCACCAGCAATAACTTGATCAGCTACTGCGCTGGTAAAGCTATCTTCTGCTGCTTGTGTTAAAGCAGTCTTTGTACTCTTAGTAACAGCAGCTTGACGTTTGGCAATCTTTGCACCGACTTCACGGTTACGTGTTATGTTAAGTTGGTTTTTTGATTCAGGTCCACTTAGATAAGCAACAAGTGGGCTATTGACTCTAGTGGGATCATTTGTGTCAGTGTCAGCTAATTTTACTAAAACATCATTTATTGCAGCATCATCACGATAACGATCTGGATGTGCTTCTAGAAAGCTTTGACGTAACGCTGCAACCTGCTCTACCCCTGACTCTAAAGTTATAGCTTTAGCTGCTACTTGGGCGTTGATAGCTAGTATACTGTCAGTTAATCCGTTATCAATCTCTTGATAATTACGATCAATCTTAGCAGGAACAAACTTTCCTTTAACAAAAGCTACATCAGCTAGGGCTAAGTCACCCTCTAAAGCATCTATAAGGTCTGCATCAAATCTACCAGTTTCTCTAAGACTGTTTGTATAATTACTATGATACTTTTGACGTTTAGCTAGAACTTCAGATTCTTCTAATTCTAGATAATCTTTTTCATTCTTAACATAATCTATAGCCATTTCAGCAATCAGTGATTCACGTGCTTGCTCTAGCTGGTTTTCTTTTTTCTTTCTTAATCCATTAGCAATCTCTTGCTCTTTACGTAAGCGTTTAGTTTTACGTTCAGTAGCGTCTGCTTCAAAGGCAGGAGCAATTGCAGATATAAAAGAACTTAAAGGGGTTTCGGGAGTTTGGTCTGGTGCAAGTACTCGCATTGTTTCAACAACAGGAGCAGTACCACCCTGTAAATTAGCCTGTGTAGGAGCATTAAGCTGGGCTACCTGTACTCTTTGTTTTGCCATGTTTTCCTCTTAACTACCCATTGATGGTACATCAAGTTTAAAGGGCATGTTCTTTATAGGTGGACCACCTAACCCAATACTCTCTAAGTAACTACCTTCACCTCTACCAGCTACACTAAGTTCTGATGCGTAAGCCTTAGCAGCAGTACTAACTACAGCCTTGAGGAAACTAGGTTGCTGTCCACGTGGCATAGAGTTAATACGATTTAAAGCTTCTGTGTTGTAACCTATACGCTGATCATCAATAGCATCAAGGATTTGATTTACATTAGAGTTAATCACATCTGTACCACGTAACTGTCGTGCAGTAGTCATCTTCTTTTGTAAGTCTATAGAGTTACCAGATACACCAGCCTCACCAGCCGCAACAATCTGCGCGCCTTCTGTTTCCAGAGCTTTGATAGCTAGTTCTAATTTTTGACCAGAGGCTGCTTCTGATTCCTGAATAGCTCGTTTGTTTAAACTTTGTATTTTTAGATCACGTGCTTCAGCAGCATTAATTCTGTTTTGTTGATATCTAGCTTCATCTATCTTTGCCTGTTGACTTGCTTGACCAAACTCTGCTATGCCACCAGCAATGGTCATCATAGTAAATGGGTCCATTTTATATCCTCACAAATTCTAAGAAGGGTTTGTTACCAACACCCCATGTGTCATGTCTCTTAATGAATACGCATCCTATATACTTTAACCAATTGAGTGCTACTGTATACTCAGCGTCACACGCATTGGTTAGTACTGGATACTTTTTGTTTACTTTGTTAATCCATGTCAGAGAGTCACGCATAAATTGCCGCCAAACTTTCTTTAGTGGAGGGGCTGTAAGTAGCCATGGTATACCTGTCATATCATCTAGACCAACTACACCATACATACCAGCTAGTTCGCCTGTCTCTGTTACTACAATAGTCCAACATTCTTCTGATAGATCAAAGCCTTCTTGCAGTGCTACCTTGACACTGCCATGTGAGGCTAGTACTTCCTGTGTGTCTTCTGGTCTTAGGTTTGTTGCCAGATGATCTACATCAGCTTGAGTACTTGCTCTCACATGCAGTTTCATTACATTCTCCTTGAACGTAGGACAAAGAACCCTTCCCACTCTGCTGATTGGAAGATGCAGGGTAGGTGGTTATCACTTTCTAATAAAATATCTACTGCACCAGCGTGGCCTAACACACCAAAACGATACGTACCAGACTCAATAGCAGCAGCACTAAGTATGTTAGCACCACTACCCACCACACGGCCTGTAAAGGTACGTGTATAAGGTGAACGCTTAAGAGGTGTTACTTTTACAGTAAAGTAGGCTGTCTTGTTATACACAACAGCATAGTTTCTTAAGTGTAATTGTCCAGTAGTAATAGGTTTGTTATCCTGCTTTAGTACAGGCTCAGAGAATTGGTATTTAAATGTAAACGGAATACCAGCAAATACCTTCTCAGAGTTAGCTAGCTTTGCAGCTACAGCACTAAGGGGAATAAGCTTACCTGTCTGGTCTACATATACCACATTAGAGTCTACATAAGGTACAGTAGTAAGTCCACCTGTTTCCAACATTACCCTTCTATCCAAGTGAATAGAGAAGTTACCTGTAGTATACACTGTGGCATCATCTACAGACAAGTTAATCTTTTCTAGGAATAGGTTGTTACTACGTTTAATTAGAACGTAGATATCAGACAGGTTAAATGATACACCTACTACATCACCATCAAATACCCAACGTGACCATGAAGACTGTAGCTTTTCCCTACCACTCCAATAGTAACGATATACATAGATAGCTGTAGGATCATCAGCAGCCTGAGCAATAAGCATGTCTTCGTTAGACGATGCCTGAATGTTTGTTATAACACCCCTAAGGTACTCTGGTACATGCGCTGTAGTCTCTGTAGCATCGTTGACATCAGTGTCAGTATCTACAAAGTACTCCCACATGCCTGACCAAGCACCACGCTTAGTAGCAAAGTATACATACTTACCAGCCTGTGCTGGCTTGGCTATAAGACTAGCCTCAAACTCAGTAGTATTAGCTACGTTAATAGTTTCAGGTGTAAGGATAGGATCAGCAGTAACTTTGAACTGTGTTAATTCAGAGAACAACAGTAGTGCTTCGTTAAAGGGTACAGCATGTTTAAGGATACTGACCTTGTTAGAGGATACTGCTACGTCAATAGGATCACTATCTACAATAGTTAGTACTGACTTACGGAAGAAGTCAAACTCTGTAAACTCACCTGCCCTAGCAAAGATAACATTCTCATCAGCAAGTAAGCCTAGCCTGTTACGATGAAAGAAGATATCAGCAATTGTATAATCTACAAAAGAAGGGAAGGGGTTTGTGTCATCGTTGCCTACCTTACGGTCAGCATAGTTGATTTCATCAAACTGAAAGTCACCACTAGGTAGCTTTGATAATTTATGTGGAAGGGTAGCGTTATCTAAGTCAATAATGACATTAGGCTCTACTGTTTCTTTCCACACACCGTTACTGAACTTAACATAGTAGTCATCCTGTGCCTTCTGGTTATCACCAGACACACCAATAACAAAGTCATTTGGTCCCTCAACAGGAAGCTTCTTAAAGTCTGGTGTCTCATCCTTGAACACAAGCAAGTGTTCGTTACCATGAGAGTCACCTACTTCTACTTGGAAGTCTGTACTATCAGTAGACTGAACGTGAATTACTGAGCCATAGCGTGTTAGTGTTAAACCAGTAACAGCACTAGCGTTAGTAATGTTCTCATAGTAACTAGTATTAACACCAGTACCTGAGAATGTATTTAAGTTCTCAGCAATCAAGTCAGTAGATGCACCACGCTCTGCATTCTGTGTAGCACTAGTACTGTCCTGTGTTGAGGACTTTGTAGCAAATTCTACAGTACTTGTGCTTCCACCCTTAGTTAGCTTTAGGCGATATGTAGAGGCATAGTCAGCCTGACGTACATATACTAATGCCTCAGGGTTACGTGTAGGACTTGTGGTAGTGCCTTGAGCTACTACCGTATTCTTGTTTACAATAAAGGTTACATCTGCAATGGATACAGCAGCCAACTCTAAGCTAGGGTCAGTCAATCCTGTCAGATAACTGGCAGCGTTATTGGTGACAGTCTTAGAGACACCATCCTTGTCAAACACCCTGATAGTGCCAGCCGTATCTACCACCATAGAGTAAAACTCATTCTCATCCCTACGGATAGTATGAATGAAAGCCTTATCCAGATTAGCAATAGTACCTAGATCAGCAATATGCTCAGAGCTAGGACGCTTAGACAATCCTGTTACCACACTTGACAGAGCGTTCTCTTGAAGCTCTGCCTGTGTAGCCAGACGTAGTGATGGTGGCTGTTGTGATACACCGTTAATAAGGTTAGGGATAGATTGACTGATGAGTGCCATTAGATTGTTCTCCGTCCCTGCCTATCAATAATGCTAAAGGTATCATAGTTGTCAAAGATGTTATGGTCATCAGCAGCCTTATCAAAATCTTTAAGCTGGACTAAAGCCTGTTGTTCATCTTTCTCTTGGAAATCATGTAGTGTGTTAGAACCTACCACACGATCTTGGAAGATACGAGTAGCACGTAATACAATGTAACGCTTTGCTACTTCTGGTAGGTCATCAAAGACTAACTGCACTACTACATCAAGGGCAGCGTTTGTACCAACGATGAAAGTGTGATTAACTCTGTCGTACATTTTTAAGCCACGCTGTACAAGATTAGGCGCATTGGCCTTTAGCGTAGCATCTGCTCTAAGAATATCAGCGGGGAGTAGTATCTCACCTGCTGGTGTCTGAGCGAAACTTTTGTTTAATTCTGTGTTGAAGTGCCAGCCCATAGACTGTACTTCTCTGTCAATAGTATCTAAGATACTTTCTGCAATCTCAGCCTCAATCAATCCTGAGGATAAACTACTTACTGGTGCTTCACCAATGGAAGATAGCATTGTGTTGACTGCATCTAATTTACTTGTTCCTGCCATTTAACTACCCTTTACCCATTTCTTAGACGATGATTTTGTCTTGGATGGGTCCCATTTAGTTTTCGCAG